GATTCTGTCCATTTTCATTTTCCCCTCCCTTTCCCCTCCCTACAAAATTTTATCTTAATGTTAGCATTTAGCATGCCAACTAAATATTAAAATTCAACAATAACATCAATACGTAACACTTAAAACGTTGTACAATTGTGAACAATCCCGCACATTATCGTAAAACACAAATTAAATCCGATACCAATAAATTAACGAATTGTACAATTATGCACAATTAACAATTCAGGACGCTGAAAAAAAAAACAGTGATTGACAATTTTATTTCCTTGGGTTAACACTACACGTGAGTAATGGGTAATTATTACGCGGTAAAATGATAATAAATCCGCAGTCAGAGGTAAATGATGAGTGGCCAAAACGCGCATATTAATAAGGATACGGGTAATTTGCCAAAAAAAGTTGGCCATCCACTAAAATTTTCGTCCCCCGCACAGTTGAAAACGTTGGCGCAAAAGTATTTCAATCGTTGTACCAAGTTGAAAATACCCATTACAATCTGCGACCTTGCGTTGGCGTTGGGAACTTACCGGGACGTACTGATTGATTATGAAGTAAAATATGGGGATGAATTTGCCAACGTAATAAAATGGGCAAAAACGGTTACCCAGGCTTACGCTGAAAGGCGCGTGTTCGGCCCTAATCCAACTGGCGCAATATTCGTACTCAAAAATTACGGATGGAAAGACAACGCCATCATATTGGATTTAGGTCTAGCAGCGATGCCGCCCGAGCGGCAAAAAGAACTATCAGGACTGCTTAAGTCAATGTACACGGGTAAACGGTATACAGCATCATTGCGTCCCAGCATTGTAAACAAAGGGTAATAACGCATCACGGTATACACCCTGCTAGTTAACATAATGGTTCTTATCAGACAATGTACCCTCTGTTATGCTCACTCACGCATCAATCCTTCGGATTGATTCGTTCGTTCGCTGTGGGCTGTCGCCTGGGTCCAGACCGGGGGGGGGTGAACGAAATCGGGTTGGGTCCCATCGACCCAAGCCTCCTGTCACTTGCTTATTACCAATTTGTGCGTTATTAATTTATGAGTAGCTTGCTAGTAACTAATTATTAACATGTCAAATTATTGACACTACTATATATAGTATGTCTAACGACTTCCCCAACCACATTTACCATCTTCCACCAGTAAAACAAATCATAGAGTATTTATATTCGTCAATAATCGAACAATTCGGTATAATAATCGTGTCATTTGATATTTATTCATTAATGTTGTTTTCATTCTGCGCTATTGTTATCCTATTATTGTTTTATGCGTTACTACACAAATAACAATTATTTACTTTTAACTGTTTACTGTGCTCACTCACTCGGGTGTCGCTTCGCGCCACCCTCGTTCGTTCGCTTAGTAAGTAGTAAGTAGTAAGTAGTAATTGGTAAGTAGTAATTAGTAATTGGTAATTGGTTGTAGTAGTTGATAAGGGGGATTAATAATGGGCGCTTGGGAATTAATAATGGATTTAGGAACGATTTATACTTTCTACGCCCTGGTTTTCATGATACTGTGCGTCTTGGCAAGCGCATTCGGCGATTTTTAACGGAGGAAAAAATGAAAGTGCATATTTTAGCCGGTGAGAGCAGGAATGGGAAAACGTTTTTGACTTCGTGCGGTAGGGCGGTAAAGAACACTAAGTATTGGGGACTCGCCAAAGATTTATTCGTGGATGACTATTCCACGGTTACGTGTGAAAAGTGCAAAGAAGTGGACGCGGGAAAAATTTTGGTTGACGCGGGAGCCAAAATAGAGTAGGCTAGGCTCGGGGTGGGAGGGGGAATACTCTATGCAATATTTTATGCGCAGACATCGAAGTAGCGCCGGATGTCAAGCGGTCCCCGCAATTAGTGGATAGCTGCCGCGTCGTTATTATTTCATCGTCCCGTGGGCCAAATCGGATCTGGCACCCCGGTCGAGAGGTAAATTTTGTACTCTTCTTCATTGTTGAACACAATTAAATTTTGCAGTGAGTTGTCTTTCGCATTCTTATTCTTATACGCCACGACGTTCTCGGGGAGTAACTTGTAATGCTGGCTGACAACCGCGCGCGCCAAACGATTCACGGCCCACGTTTTCCCGTGCTGTTTGGTCATCTTCGCGCTTGCGCATTCTTTATTGCAATACTGGTCCTTCTGTGCTCTTACTTTACTCCGCTGCCTTCTAAGTTCGCGCCCGCAAAATCCACATTCAACGACGACATTTTCATACTCCATCGGGACAATACCCCTTTTGATCAATCGCTTACGTATCGCCCCATGACTCAACCCGACCAATTTAGCGACATTTCTAAGGCTAAGATGGGCATCGACGAACAACGCGATGATTTTTTCGTCCGTGACTTCTTTCCGATTCGGCATTTTAACTTTCCTCCATTTCAAAGGTGGTGATGTTAATGCAACCCGGATACTTTCCCCCGGATCAATAAAGCCCCGGGGGTGCGGGTGGGGTAAATAACCAGCATTTATTATTGGTATACACCATGATTGCATTACTAACCAGCAATAGTCAAGTAAAAAGCACATTAGGTATACACTTTTTAGTGTTCAAAAATGAACAATTCACTACCCAACAGTAAAGCGAGCGTAGCGAGCCAACCCGCCAGGGTTGGCGAGCTTACCCACGACTTAATTCTGCGGGGCCGCATTTTTCCGCCAATCCCCGCGCCCGGGGTTTCCCTCCCTTCCCCGTTGGCGGGATTGGAACTTTATCGCGGCCCCGCTCTTACTTACCATTCACGGGTGTCAAATGATTGACGCGTTACCCGATGATGTATCCCTGTTGGAAAAAGTAAAACTGATAGCTAGCAGCAATCCGGAGGACCACCGCGATTTACAGTACTTAGACCCCTTATACTGGGCCTTGGCCATAAATTTAGTGTTCGGCGGCGTCAAATTCGACATCCTCAATCATGAGTACGAAATCGACTACGTCCGCGAAGTCCACCCCAACGAGGTCTTGAAGTGTTCCCCTCAAATGATGAAGACAATCGGCCAGATTATAAAAAGGATGCATCATTTGATATACGGGTACTACCCCCAGGGTGTTATGTACATTTTCCCGACGGACAAATTAGTGCAGCGATTCTCGCAGTCGCGTTTTACGCCGCTATTAATCGACAACCCGATTCTCCGAAAATACATTGGCAACACCGACAACATGAGCCTGAAGCGCGTTGGAAAAGCAAATCTCTATTTCGTCGGCGCCCGCGTTACCCAGAAGATAGCGGGGGAACAGAAGTCATCGGCATCGTTAAAATCCGAGCCGGTTGATTGCATCGTCGAGGACGAATACGACGAAATAGACCAGGATATGAGTGCCCTCGCCCAGGCCCGCATGGACCACTCCCATATCAAACACCGTGCCCGCATTTCCACTCCTACCATTCCCGGTTACGGAATAGACCGGGCTTATAATGACGAGTCCGACCAACAAGTCTGGATGATTTACTGCTCCCATTGCCACTCGTTCACCTGTCTCGAACAAGAATTCCCCGATTGCCTCCGCACTCTAAAAGATGGCACCGTCTACCGCGCCTGTAAACATTGCGGACGCGAAATTCACCCTCGCGATGGTCACTGGGTCCCCATGGTCCCGTCCAGATCGGAAGAATGTCGCGGTCGTTGGATTTCACAACTAAACAGCACTTTCACCGAACCCAAGACAATCTTAGCCGAATTCCGCGACCCTCCCAACGGCGACATCGGCCTCGTGTATAATAGAAGGTTGGGGATGGCCTACTTAGCCGCCGAAAATCAACTCGTTCCCACCGACCTCTGGCCCCTCTTATCCCGCGACCTTCCCCAAATGGTAAACCATCCCGGACCTTCCGCAATGGGAGTTGACATCGGCACCCGAATGAACGTCGTCATCATGGATAAACCCAATGACCAATCCCGCCGAGTTGTAAAAACGGTGCGCATCACCGACTTCGAGGACTTACACCGTCTCATCGTTGATTTCCACGTCAAGTCCGCCGTCATCGATTTATACCCCGAGCAGCGCAAAGTCCGCGATTTCATCGAAGCCGAAAAAGGACTTGAAATTTTCGCCTGCGTCTACTCCGAAGAAAAAAGAGGCGTGACAGATTGGAACGCCAATGCTAATGTCGTCACCGTGAACCGCACTGAGATTTGCGACGCCGTTCATGACTTGGTAATCACCAGGGGCCGTCTGACGTTACCCAGGCGCTCGGCTGAAATCGAGGAAGAATTCATCCCCAATTTATGTTCCCTGGCTAAGATTCTAAGTGACGATGACGAAACCGGCGTCCGCAAATACCATTACATAAAGCGTGGTCCGGACCATTATTACCACGCGATGAATTATGCCTATTTGGCGTCTCAACGCGTTGGGGTGTACGTTCCCAAGGAAGTAACCAAGTTGCGTAAGGATGCATATTCCGAAGGAGATAAAACACCTGGAAGTTGGCTAGGAGTGTAATTAATGGCTGATTCCTCGGACGACGTTGCCAAATCCGATAAGGACCAGTTAAAGGAAGACCGCGAACGCTGGTCGTTCATCAAGGAACATGATTTCGAAAAATCGTGGCGTAAGTCCTCCTTAACCAATCTTAAGTATTTCACCGGCGAGGACCAGGGATGGGATGAGGAGGGCGACCGCGCCGCACTCGAAGCCGAAAAGCGCCCCGCGATTACTTTGAATCGTATCCATCCGATCATGCGCCTGATCCAGGGCGCCCGACCCAAAGCCACCACCACTTTCCTACCCACCGGCGAAACCGGCAATATCGAAATCGCCTCCATACTTAATAGTTGCAACGACCACATCGACGACATAAACCAGTGGTCATTCCTCGAAGATGAATTCTTCAACAAGGGTATAATCCTCGATCGCAGCGTCGTCTGGTTGCTCCCCAATTACGAAATGGACATCCGTGGTGAAGTCGAACTCTCCCTTGACGACGGGTGGAACGTATATTTAGACCCCGACTCCACCCGCAAAGACCGCAAGGACGCGCTTGACGTATTCAACGTTCGCCAAGTATTCTCCGACTGGGCAATCCGTAAATGGCCCAAAAAAGAGAAACAAATACTCCGCCTGAAATCCCTCGTTGAGGACGAAGCCACGGGTAAAATGGCCCATGACATCGACCCGTCCGACCGCTACAAAGACCCCCCCAACGCTTACTTCGACTCCGACACCAAAAAAGTAAGCTTAGTTTACCGCTGGTATAAAACATTTGAGAAATCCACGAAACTTATCGACGTAGCCACGGGGCAGATTTACGACTCCCCCCTGACGATTGACAAAGCCCGAAAAGCCCTGCAAGAAATAAACATCGACAATCGTTACCGTGTGGTTGAACGCGACTATACCCGAGTCCATTACAAAATCTTCGCTCACGACATCTTATTCGAAGAAGGAATTACTCCGTGGGAGCGCGGGGATGGGCAACGCACCGACTTATCCGACAATTTACCCTGTGTTATTTTCGAACCTGACCGATTCGTATTCGGCACTAAACAAGACTTGATACAGATTATTTCCATGTTTAAAGACCCCAGTAAGTACCACAACAAACTAGCATCATCCATTCTTAGCATTATCAATTCTACTGCCAAGACGGGGTATGACATTGAAGACGGGGCGATTAGCGAAACCGAACTTAAAAAACTGCGCGAAGAAGGCAGCAAACCGGGGCAAATAACGGTGTGGAACAAAGGCGCGCTGACCCAAAATATGATGCAAAAAAAGCGTCCCGACGTTACCCCCCAGGCCGAGATCGTAATGGCCGATAAAATGGCGTCATGGATACTGGATATAAGCGGGGTCGAATCGCTATCCAACGTCAAGTCTTTGGGTAAGTCCGCCTCCGGGGAGGCAATCGGACTGAAGCAACAACAAGGTGGCACCGTTATCGATTGGATTTACTCTTCGTTCTCATTCTTTCGCCAGCAATTGGCAAGTTACAAACGCGACGCCGCCCAATCCATGTATGACTACGAAAAGGTAATATGGATAACGGGTCCCAAGAATCGCAAAATAATACTTAATCAGCGGGTATACGACTACCAAGGCGTGGTCGAAAAAGTACTAAACGACGTTCGTGTCGGCAAATACGCGGCTAAAATCCGCGAAAAGCCCGATTTTCCCTCCCTCCGCATCGAGCGTTTCAAGTATTTTTCGGAAATGGTTAAATCCGGGGCGATTGCGTTGCCCCCGGAAGTCATTAACAAGATCGTAATGGAACTAATGGATGATCCCGATTTGAAGGAAGTCGTGGAAGCGTCCTTGGCCGAGTGGCAACAAGCCCAACAACAAGCAATGATGCAGCAAGCGGGAATGGGTGGTGGCGGCGGTCCAATGCAGTTACCGGGTGGGGGACAACTAAGTGCCTCTACCTGAGTTACCAGATCAAAAAATCCAAACTCCCATTGGGGCATTACTCACCCATTTCGGATGGACTCCGCAAGTATTGCGCGAGAAGTTAATGGGGGCGCAATTTTCCGTTGGCCCCAATCCCGAAGCCGAAAAAACTCAACGGGCGCAGGAATTGATTTCGGGAGTGTTGGCGGGGGCGATACCGTATGAGATAAGCCCAAGGGAAGCAGTTATGGGGACGTTCCCAGTGGGTGCAACGATAAAACCAGCTACTACGTGGTATCGTGGTCTTAGAGAAACCGGTAAACCAAAGGGAAAATCGGAATTGGGCAGGTGGTTCTCTTCCTCCGAAGAAGTAGCGGGTACTTACGGGAAAGATGTAATTGCCGTGAATCTTGATGTAAATAATCCATTTAAGTATAGGTCTGCCCCTTACGAAGAATACCTGGAGATAGGTAAAAAACTGGGCGACGAAAAGCACGTCAGAGATTTTTTCAATACGGTTGGGGTCAATCGAACGGATTTTCTTGACCGATGGATTAATAAATTTGGGTATGGCAAGTTAAAAAAAGCACTGGAGGAATCCGGGTATGATTCCATCCTTAATCCCAGGGGGGAAACTTTATCTACGTGGGGACCGACCGCGCCCGAGATGGCGGTGTTCGGAGATAACCAGATAAGAGAACTTCCGGGAAAAGGGCGAGCAGACGTTATTAGTAAACGGTCCGGGCTGGCACAAAGTACACAATCTGCGCCTCCGTTAAAGGCTGGCGACTTTGTGGAGTTCCAATATGGCAATCGCTGGGTAAAAGGTAAAATCCGCGATATTGACGAAATTGGCAATACCGTATGGGTAATGAACGCCGATCCCGAAACTCCTAAAATGGGGGATAACCAAACCACGGCAGTAAATTTATCAAGCATTAAACCCGTGGGAGGTAATAAGTAATGTTCTCGATTATCGCTCTCGCCGGTCCCCGCGCCCTCGTCGATGTCGTCAAGCAATTCCCCCCCGAGGTCCACTTCGACAAAATCGTTGAATTCATCACCCCCGACGACTGTGGCGAGTTCCCCGATACTTCCGGCTACGTTCGTGAGGACTTCGACAAGTTGGTCTTGACGGAAGAAGATACTTACTTGTATAAGTACATGATGAAGTGTATCGACGCCGTAGACTCCTATGGCCGTGGCAAACAGGAGACACTATCCAAACTCCACTTCGAAAACGTGGAATTCACGCTTCACGGCCACACCTTCGGCGGGAAAGTATTCTGCGTTACCGGATTTGTAAATTGGCGGATGCCATTACCGATGAAGTCGTTTGCGGTGCATTAATAAATGGTACGGAGGACGAAAATGAATCCTAAAAAACCGGAACCACCCAAAAGGCGCGTGGTGTTCGAGTCAATGCTCGAACCCCAGCAGGAGCAGCAACACACCCGGCGCTACGGTATTGCATCCCCGTTTAAGAAGGATTTCAGACGTGGTTCCTTCTCGGAAACTTCCCCCTTGGCAGCTGTAAAAATCGTCGAGGATTTCCTCCACCTTGGGAAGAAAATGGTTGGGGCCGTAAAGGGAAAATTAAAACTTTACATTATTGAAGAATAAGAAACCGTAGGCAACTATTCGGGCTGATCCCCCGAGTAGGAACCAAAAGTTCGAAAAGAGCGGGCAAATAGGGTGCCCTATTCATCCTATTCAGCCCGCTCTTTTTTTGCCCCGGAATAAACGACCAAGGAGAAAGTATTATGCAGCCAAAGGTAACTTTTTGGGGAAAGGCTATCCGCCCGCTCTTAAATGCGCGCGGCGAAGTTGGCGCCCAGAGAGCGATTCCTGCAAGTGGCTCACAATCAGCTACGCAGGACGCTAACCCTGATTGGGATTCCCAATCAATTGACTCTCACCCGTCCGGGGAGTCACAACCTACTACACCCCGAGTCCAGGCCGAACCCGAATCCACGCCTGCCGTTACCCCGACGCCTGCGGAGGCGCTAAAAACCGATACCGGGGAACCGCCGACGGCGGTTACGGACCAATCCGGGGCCGACGTACCCGACGAGTTATTGCCGTTTCACAAGCACCCCCGCTGGCAGCAACGCCAGAAAGAACTTACGGATGCGAAAGCGCGCATGACTCAGTTGGAAGCGGACATCGCCACTCATCAGCGCATGTCCGAATTCTATCAGTTACAACTCAATGAGCGATTAACACCGGAGCAAGCCCGGGCGCAAACCGCACCCACTCAGCCGTCCAGCCAGGCACGGCAAGATGCCGCGGAACAACTACCTGCCAACGTCCTCCCCCCTAACAAGTGGGAGCACCAGGGGCAAATGGCCGACTACATCAACCACGCGGCTGAAACTCGCGCCACCAAGGTAGCCCAAGCCCAATTGCAGGATGCGTACAAATCCGTAATCCTCCCGCAACTGCAACAAATCGGCAAGGTTTTCCGCGCACTCGAACAGTTCGTCGTCAAGTCCCAGAACAAAGACTTCGACGAAGTGACCAAGGACGCAATCGGCGAATTATTCACTCTCGACCCCAAGGGCAACGTCTTAGGAGTAAAAAACAAAGCGTTGCTGAATTACATCCAGGGGAACGAGATGCCGTCCCGCGCCTTGTACGAGTACGCATTATCGCGCCGCGCTCCGAAGGCAATCGCCGAGGCCAAGAAGACCCAGACTAAAGAATTACTCGACGGTCTGGACCGAAAACCAAAACCCACGATCGCCCCCGCCAGCACGGGCCGCGCCCCCTCCGACGACACTTTGGATTGGAACACGTCCAAGGAGGAGGCCGAACAGAAATTGGCGAAGCGGGGCATAATCCAGTAAAGGAGAACGCTCATGGCTTTGATTCAGTTTACCGGGTCGATCAACGACGCCCATCGCGTAAAACGATGGGCAATCGACCTCTGGCACGTTCATCAGCGCGACCAGTTCTTTTACCATCACACCTCGGCGGATGGAAACAACGTCGTCCAGGAAAAAAAGGATTTCACCCGCGAGGCCGGGTATCAAATGACCGAAGGGTTGATGATGCAGTTCCTTTCGGAAGGTGTGATTAACGACGAAGTCCAGGAGGACCGGGAAGAAGCCCCTGATTTCTACGCCCAAACGTGGAGCATTTCCCAATTGCGTAACGCCGGTCGTTACGCCGGTGAAGAAACGGTTCAAGCCGTTGAATACAACCTCCCGGCTGAAATCCGCACCGGCCTCGGGGATTGGATGTCGAATATCCGCGACAAACACGTCTTCAACGCAATCGCGTCGTCCCCGACCAAAGTGTACTACGTCAACGACCGCGCGGGAACATCCACAATCGTTGCCACCGATTTAATGACGTTGCAGCAATTCCTCCGCGCCAAAACCTACGCCGTGTCAACGGCGTATCCCAAACTTCCCCCGATTAAAATCAGTAAAGTCGGGAAGCAGACAATCTACCGGTACGTGTGCCTGATGCACGACCACGTAGCTTATGATTTACAGGTGAACGACCCCGTTTACCAGCAAGTCGCCCGCGAGGCCGGCAAGCGCGGAGACGAAAACTGGCTTATTTCCGGCGCCATGATGGATTGGGGCGGACTATCCCTGTTCCCGCATGATAATTGCCCAACCTCCAACACTTGGGGGTCGGGGGCGATCGCCGGGGCCGAATCCTACTTACTCGGTCGGCAAGCAGTAATCGTCGGCATCGGTGGGTACAGGATGAAGGGCACGAATGGGTATTTGAAGTGGGTCGAGAAAAAGTTTCGTACCGAGACTCCTCACACAGCAATGTGTGTTGCAAACTGAGAGAATTGCTGGGAAACCCTTAGAGCCATGAACACTACAACGCAGCCAGCAATGGCAAACGTGAAAGTTAAAAAAGTTTGTGGATTGGGCAATCAGCAGCCGTGCTTGACAAATGTTTCTGTGCAGACTATACTTAGCCATCTTCGTAGAAAGGAGATGGTTATATGCGCGAATGTAAACGATGTGGTCGGACAAAGAGTCTTGAAGATTTCCCGCGCAGGAGTGGAATCCCGAAAAGGTATAACCCCCGTAATAAAAGATACGAATGGATTTTGGGGACTTGTCGGGAGTGCACCAATGAGAAACAAAGAAGAAAGTACCATAAAAACATTGAGGCATATCGGCGTGGAAGAAGGGAAAATTACAAGACCCATAAGAAGAAGGTATTTGACTACTACGGTTACGAATGCGTTTGTTGTGGGGAATCCGAAGTGTTCTTTCTCGACGTTGACCACATCAATAATGATGGGCATCGGTGGAAGGACAAAAACGGGAAACGGGCTACCAGAAATGTATATCAATGGTTGGTCCAGCACCGATTTCCAGAAGGGTTCCAAATCCTGTGCGCCAACTGCAATCAGGGTAAAAGACGCAACAAGGGGGTCTGCCCGCATTCCAGTCAAGAAGGTTCAACGATCATCCGGCGACGGAGTACCCCCAAGCGGGGGGAAGCACTCAGAGTCCCAAAGGGACTATGATATGATCTACTCTTAATCGAAAGATTAAGCAGCCCGCAAGGGCGGTTGGGTCGTAGCGTAACCCAGCGAATACACAGGCGACTACGAAAACCAATTCGGCATCTGCGTCGGCATCATCAAAGGCGAGACCAAGTCCCAATACAATAGTAAGGACTGGTCCGAAGTCGCCATCCGCAGCGCCCGTACTTCCATCTAACCCCTAACCCGGTAATTCCGGCTACGTAACAGGAGACGGCACCCATGGGGACCGACACCCAGAAAGCGGCGCCAAAAACCGCGAGTTTGATTATTACCAAAGAGGACGAGCAAGTCGCCAAGTTCGACGAGAAAGAAGCCATGCGCACCCGCAGTATCAACGTCGTCTTAGTCGTCGATCCCGAAGGCCCCATCAAAAAGGCAATCCCGACGATGCGCGACCCCGAGACGCATAAGATGACCTATGCCGACGTTCGCTACCGCCCGGAGCGCGTCCCCCCGACCCAAGTATTGCGATTCAACGGCACCCCTGTCCGCGACTTCAATAGTGAGCACTCCGCCACTGTCGATGTCCAGGGTAAGCGCACGATCGTCGTGTTCGACCGCACCTACGATTACGCCGGTAATCACTTCGATCGGTGCGCGCTCGTTATGGACCGTATCGTACTGTCGGGACTTCTTTTCGAGAAGAAAATCGACCCCCGTTCCCACCGCCCGATCGCCGTTCGTCGGCGACTCGACGCAAACCCGAATAGCGCCGATCGCACCATGAAATACGATTGCATCGGCGCTAAGGAAGCCGAATTGCGCGACTTAAAGCGCATCTATGAACGAATCTTCATCAGCCAGGGGGGACCGATCAACACACGCGACGACGATGAATTGAATAAGTTCATGTACGACGCAATCGCCCCCATCGAACAGGAGGTGGCTACGTAATGACAGTTTCACCCACTTATTACAACGTCGATCCCATGGAGATGAATGGGATCAAACAGGCGGATTTGCACAAGGCGATTTACGATTTGTGGAAAGCCATCGCCGCTATTTGTGCCAATCTGGACGAAGACAACGGCACTCTCGGGACCGACTACATGAGTGCAATCGGGACCGATTTGAACACGGCTATGGATAGTTTCGTCACTCCCCCGAGTGGTGATACTACTTAACCGATAACCACTAACCAATAACCAAAACCCAATTTGCAAGGAGGTAACGCTGAGATGAAAAGATGGAAATGGATAAGCGGTTTGCTCATCGCCGCTTTCTTACTGCTCCCTGTATTATCCGATGCCGCGCAGCGCCATTACAACGCGCAAGTCTACCGATTGGACGCAACCAAGATGGGGATTATCGGCTCGACCCCCCCATCCGCCCTGGCTGCGACCGGCATTACGTACCAAGTATTGGCAGTGGGTACGTCCACGGAGGAAACGTTATATTCCAGCGTGGGATTCGGGTCGGGGGTAACGGCTAAAACCAACCCCGTCACCACTACCGTATTCGCCACCGACGGCGGACGCATCGATTTCGTCTGCGACCCAACCGATGCCACATCCGACCTCAACGTTGATTTAATCGTTG